ACCTCACCCCTTGGCATACGGTTCGTATCCACAACTTGCTGAGAGGTGTTGGCCACATGGGTTATGGTCAGGGCTGTGTGTGACTGCTCGTTCAGATACTCAGCCAGTAGGTCGAAGGAGTCAGCGTGGTTCTCAGCCACCGCTTTCCGCATCGCTCCGGTCTGGGCTATCACGTGGGCAGTTGCGTTGCGGTAGTCAAACTGAATTAGCCCTAAATTTGTAGCTGTTTTGCCCATGAAGTCAGCACACAGGATACATTGTTCCCAATACCGCTCACTGCCGGAAAAATTCGCGCCATATTGCTTGGCGAACACCTGCCTGTGGTGTTCGAGCGCAGCTAGGATACCCTGCTCACCAAGCTCCATGAGGTGTTGGATGATCACCCGGCCAGCCGTGCCATAGTTGGTGGATAGGAAGCTGTACATCTTCTGCCCGGCATCCGTGCTGCGGGTAAACAGCGGGTGCGCTGGCACCGTAAGCTCCAATAGCCGCGCCATCTGCGCGTCTGTCTCAAGCCCACTAGCTGCCAGCATGGAGGCCAGCGAACGGTTGGAGGATGTAGTGACAATAGTAGCCCAGGTCTTAGCGTCCCGTTCCTCAGCAGACCGTGACAGGCGGGCCTTATCCCGCCCCTGTGAAATCCAGTACAAGAAGTCACCCACTTCCTTGGCTGGTAGCATGGTGGCTTCGTCAATGGTTACTGGCAGGTTGTTATAGAAACCGATCCTGGCAAACATGGCGTTCTGTGTGAACTTGGCTGTGTAGTGCAGTTTGAGCGGGTCACCCCATACTGACTGCTGCCAATACTGAGCCAGCGTTTTGCCCGCCCCTGTGGGTCCATAGAGGCTGAGTGTCAGGCCCTTTAGGCCCGTGTGTCCGAACAGCGGCGCAGCCATGGATACCATCAAGGCAAACTGGTGCGTTGGCATCACGGCTTTTTCTAGCACGGAGGTGAATTTCACCCATGCTTCGAGCGTACCGGATGTGGTGTACAGGTTCTCACTAATACGTTGTGAACTGACCGCAAGGGTGACTGGCTCAGTCACTACGGAGCCATCGTCGTTCCGCCTGAACAGGGTATCACCCAACAGGAACTCGCTGTTGTTCTGCTTCCAGCCCATCGTGGCGTATAGGTTGGTGACTGTCTTGAGCTGCCGCAGTTCTTCCATGTAGGACCGCAACATCATTTGAAATAGCTCCGTCTGCCTTTTGGTAGGGAGGACAATGCCCTGGTCTGCGATGGTGGTAGCGAAATCCTTGACTGAGAACTCAGCCAGCAATGACTGCCTGAAGCTCAGGGTTTGCCAGCCAACGTGAGGGCGGTTCCAACGGTACCGCACAGTCTCATACCCAAGGGACTCATCCCTGCCGTAGCTGACCGGGTATATATCGAAGGTGCATACGTCCACATCGGACTTATCTACGGTGATCCGAAGCCCGCCACCTTCGCGCCACTTGAATGGTCTGGGTGGGTTCTGCACGATCTGGTCTGGTGTATCTACGGGCGGCGGTGCCGCTGCGTATTCCAATGCCAGCCTGACCGGAGTGGTGATCTTGCCGAGGAGCTTACAGCCCTTGCATCCGTCAGGGCGTTCCTGCTGAAACTTGCTGCAAGTGGTTGGTCCGGTGGCGCTATTGCGCCATTGATTTACCTTGCGAAGCGTGTGGTCCTCATCATAGTCTGGATGGTTTTCGCTCCACGATTTAGCGGTCTGCTCCGGGTCCGAGCAGAACGCAGCCACACCCATCAGGGCATACCACAGCGGCTCATGTACTGAGTCTTGGTTCTGCACCGCCCATGCGATCTGAGCGCACTTCTCGACCAAGGTATCAGGGTTGGCTGGCGGGTACTCTTGCTTTACCGCCATGGCATCTAACAGCGATGACCGGGCTGGCTGTACAACGACAGCGGGCGCAGCATGGCCAAGGATGCCACGCATGGTATCCACATCAACCGGGTCTGCATCGAATAGGATGCGAACATCACCGCCACCCTTGGGGTTGACCGTACCCACCGGGCGCAGCACTCGGGCGCTATCAGCCGGAACCGCAGGGTCGAACACGGGTCGCCCATCTTTGGTGGGGATCATGGCCTTCAGGCTGAGTGCCAGAGGGTGCCATTCATCTTGCGTCAGGTCGCGGTCCAGTACCCAGTACACGTGCAGTCCGTTGCCAGATGCGACGATCATGGGTCTTGGTAACTTATTGACAGCAACGAACTCGCCAACGGCGCGAAGCCCTTCCTTCCAAGTGGGGAATGGCTTGCCCGGCCCGCAGTCCACATCAAGGTACAGCGCCTTAATGAGATGCACGTTATCCTGTTTGCGGCCAGCCTTCTTATCCACAAAGGATGCCACGGCATAATAGACGTTGTTACCCGCTTGGCTCAGCGCCGCGATGCTGGTTGCCAATGCGTCAATGTCAGCGTGGAACCCCTGCCTGGGGACCTGCCCGTTGTTGATTGTGATAGAAACAACGTAGCCCTCGGACGGAAGGACCCGCCGAAGAAACTCAAGCGTATCCATAACCTACCCCTACCTTTATCCAACTCCGTGAGGAGGGGGATTGCTCCCCCTCCATAGTCTATTGATACTCAGCTACTAGAGCAAGCAACCTGTGCTTACGCATAACCTGTGGCAGACCAACAATTTCTCTTGATGGCCATCCATGGTCACGCATTACTGCCAGTAGAATACGTACCATCGAGGTGACATGCTCAAGATTTTTCTGCCGGAGAGACTGCCCTCTCACCCAGCCGTGATAGGTCACCCGAGAGACGCCGAATAGCTCAGCCATCTCCCGAGTTGTTATCAGCATGTGCTTACGCAGCGCCTCGACTTTGTTAAAGTCAACGCTGTCAGGCATCATCCGCTCCCAGCCCGCTGAGCATATTACTGATCTCGTCTGCCAGATCGACACCAGCGGTCACAGCCGGGGCAGGCTTGGCCGCAGGCTTCGCAGCCGCAGGCTTGGCAGCAGGGGTAGCAGCCGCAGGCTTGGCCGCACCGAACCCACGCTTGGGTTGAGGGGCGGGTTCTTCCTCAGCTTCCGGCTCCGGTGCCGGGGCAGGCGCGGCTTGACGGACAGGGGAGGGGCGAGCAGCCGGAGGGGGCAGCGCCGCAGGCTTCTCAGCCTGTACTTCACCCGTGATCTCCTTCACCTTATCCGACCCGAACAGGTCATCAACGGCAGCCATGGTATCTGCATCCAAGAACCCGCCGAACCCGAATTGCAGCTTCGGGAAGGACGCATCCGTGTCAAAGGACACCCGAGTACGCACGATCTCAGGCGCAATGCCGCGCATGGACAGCTCTTTCTGGTAAGCATTCAGCCCCTTCAGCGCAGCCGGGGTGACTTCCAGCAAGTAAACCGGACCCTCAGCATCATCAGCAGCAACCACGGCAAGGCGCTTCTTATCTGAACAAGCCTTCAGTTGCTGACCATTCGGAGCGATTTTGGAGCCCCATGCGTTATGCGGGCAGGACGCGCACAGATCACATTGCGGGTTGGTTGCATCCGGGTGTGGGCTCACACCGTCCAAGGAGTAGCAGTCAGGGGCGGTAGGTTCGCTATCCTTGTTCCACTCCTTACCATACCAAGCCTTAGACAAGCGGGGGTTGGCACCCACCACGACCACATCAAGCGTGGTCTGGTTCAGCACAGTCTCAGCGCCACCTTCCACGATACGGAAACGTGCACCCTTGATGGAGATGCGGGGGAAGTCACCGCCTCCAGCGATACCACCAGCCAAGGCTTGTGCCAGGGCAGAGGGTTTACCCATACGCGCCGCGAGGTGCGCCGGGACTTGCAGATTAGCAGGGATAATGTTGCTCATGGGTTTCTCCTGTTATGAGCGATTAGATACGTTGTTTGGGTACGTTAATTGGGTAAGCGGCAAACGTAGAACCGCCGCCACCGCTTGCGCTGATATTCACGTGGCTTGGTACGCCCATCGCTTCGCGCGCGTTAAGTGCGACGATCTGATCTCCGATCTCACCAACTTCCTTGCAGTACACCATGGTGTGCTCGTATCTTCCTGGGCTGTTCGATGTCAGCAAGAAGCCGTTTGAAATCCGGTACACCGATATAGATGGTGTGCCTGCAAAGATGTTTGGTTGGACCAACCCATCCGGCTCCGGCTGGTTTCTTGATCTCCGTTTCTCAGCTTTGCGGATTTGGCGTACTATCCATTCACCTATCATCAGTCCTCTCCCTTCGCTGTAGGTTTGCGAATGTTTACTTCCAACTTGGTGCCGTAGTTCACACCAGATGGGACTGCGCCACGCGCTTCGATGTAGCCGCGCACCGCTGTCTTGCTGACCCTACGCTCAAGAAGATCGAACGCTCCGTTGTCCTTGATGTAAGTCAGCACAGCATCCCAATCAGCCACGTTGGCAAAGTCGGTCGTGGTTACGAACGCCGTGCCGTGGTTTGTCTTGAATGATGTAACCCCTTGGGCATTGGCTTGTTCAAGTATCCACGCTTCGATCTTAGCCATCTTGGCCTTGACCGCGTTGACCTTTTCTTCAGCCTCACGCTCAATGGTTTGCTTCTGCTGCCGCAGGGCGATGTACCCAGCGACAACCTGATCAACTGTAAGTCCTGCCATGTTCACCTCGTTTGTTGTATCAATTCCAGCAGCAGCCCTTGAAGCCGCTGCTTCCCCTTGAGCCGTTCGTACATCTTATGTTCAAGCTCGGTGGCTTCAATGTGGATGACGTTCGACACATTCCTCTTACCAATACGCTCAATCCGTCCATTGGCTTGAACGTACTGCTCGTTGCTTGTCACCGGTCCATACCAGATCACAGTACTGGCAGCGGTAAGTGTCAAGCCATGAGCCATTGTAGCAGGATGGGCAATCAACACGTGTGGATCACGCGCATCCTGAAAGTTCTTGAAGATGGTTGACCGCTCAGAAGAACTGACCGCGCCGTTCACCACAGCAACAGACCAACGCTTACTAAGCTCACGCTCTAACATATACAGAGTACCGGTCAGCGGGACGAAGATGATCACCTTCTGCCCTGCCTCCTCAATGATCTCCTTCACAGCGTTGAGGCGCGGTGAGCAGTCAAGCTCTACGTTGTTGCCGTTCTCATCATAGGCCACACCACAGGCGATCTGAACCAGCTTCTGCACCTTGACCGCTTCGTTCACCGCCGTGATCGTGCTGCCTTCCTCTGCCACTTCCGTCATGAGATGGCGCATCATGGTGGCGTAGTGCTTCTTCTGGTCTGGTGTCAGCTCCACCTGTCTTGTCTGTACGATAGTGTCAGGAAGATCGAAGCACTCATCCCGAGTGTACCGTACCGATGGATGCAGGATGTGGTACACAGTCTCAACGCTACCGGGCCTTGGCAACCAACGATACTGACCCTGCTTATACATCACCTGATCACGGAACGCCGTGTAGGTCTGAGTGCAGAAGGGGCTATCAACCAGCTTGGCCAAGGCCCAAGCGTCAGTCGGTTCGTTGGGTGTTGGTGTCCCGGTCATGAGCCACAGGTGTGTGTCCGGGTTCTTGTCCATCCACTTCCTGAATATCTTGAACCGGGTCGTGCCGGGGGTACGCAGCACCGCTGCCTCATCCACGATAACCAGATCGAACATACCCATGGCATCTTCAGCGATGATGGGGAATCCATCATGGTTTATTATGAAGAAGTCAGCGTCAGTCTTGAGCAGCTTCTTGCGCCGCTCAGCCGTGCCATGCAGCACCACACCCTTGCGGTCAGGGAACCCCATGAAGATAGCGTCACCCCACACCCGGTCGAGTGTGGACAGGGGAGAGATGATCAGCACTTTACCAATGCTGCCTGTACGCATCAGGTAGTCAGCCGCCCACAGCGCACTCTGGGTCTTGCCAGTACCGATCTCGTTCAGCACCAATGCCTTCTTGTGGTAGGTCAGGAAGGCAGCAGTCTCCCGCTGGTGGTCGTAAGGTTTGAACCGACCCGGCCACTCATAGTAGTGGTTGATAGGTGACGGTGCCTCGATCCCCAGCTTCCGCAGGATAGCCACCTCGTGTACCTTGTGAGGTACGGCGACCACTTCGCTGCCCTTGACGTTGACCATCTGCGCTGTGGGTATGGCTTCCAATACCCGGCTAGGATGGTTTAGCTTGAGGATGAGCGCCTTGGCCTTCTCAAGCACCAACATCAGTCGAGCCCTTGGATGTAGTCCCTTGCTTGAGCCAGCGTGGCATCGTCATAAACGACAAAGCATTTGCCGCCTGCCCGTTCGATCTTTGCCATGCAGTCAACCTGCAACTTGGTTGGCTTGTTCTTACCATCTGCCTTTACCTCGATCCCCACAAAATGCCCATTTACACATACGATCCGATCAGGGATGCCTGCCCTGCCGAACGGCCCCGCTTGGGGGCTGAAGAACCAAACACCTAGTTGGCTCAACATCTTATCAACTTTAGCCTTAACCTTACTCTCTGGTGTGGCCATGATATACCCCTAACTTTACAGGGTTGTCAAGTTTTACTTCGCGTAATCGCAGAAATCTTTACACGGACAGAACCGGCACAGACCGCTTGGTTTGGCTGGCCAATTATCATTCTCCACGCAGACTTCGATGCGGCGGATACGATCAAGCAGCTTCTCCCACATCTTGTGGGCGTCGCTCCTGCGGTAAACTTCTTTATCAGTAGCCATCTCCTGCGTCCAGACAAAGGTACTCGTGACGATGTTTACATCCGGGTAGTGGGCGAACACCTGAAGCGCGAATAGCTCCAACTGTGTAAAGTCTGGCCTGCGCTTCCCGGTTTTCCAATCCATCACGATGGCACTCGGTCCCTTGATGATGTTCACATCCAGCTTGGACCTGATCCAAGCATCGGCATCCCACCATCCGGTCGGTTCAAGGCCAGGATTGAGCGTCAGTTCCTGCTCAACGTAGAGTGCGCCATCCCCAATCATCTTCACGATGATGTCAACCACGGGCTCAAGGTTGGCAACTTCGGGGGGTAGCTCCTCGATCACCCCCTTCAGCCGTTCTTCCAAGAACTTATGGATACGCTCACCGTGCAGGCTGGCCTCGCCCCCTTTGTCCACTACGGTCTTAGCAATACGTTGGTGGTAGT